CTACCTGAACCCACTCCAGCCATACCTTGTACGGCCAGCAGGTAACGGGGTACCACGCGAACCAGCGGCGGGGCACCCCAGCTTCCTTGAGGATCATCCCTTCTTCCTCCGAGCGCCCTCGCTCCAGCCACCGCAGTCCTGACACTGCCGACGCACGACCTTGAACATCTTCGTGTATCGGTAGCCTCGGCGCTGCAAGTGCTTCGAGCCACAGTGCGGGCACACTTCCGTCTCCTCGCCGATGTACGCCGGGACCTTGATATGGGGCCGGACCTTGTTGTACACGTTCTCCAGCACAACTACGTCCTGTATGTTGTAGAGCCGCATTTCCCTGCGCGCCTCCTCCTTCCCATCCATGTAGTCCGCCCACAAGGTGAAGCCGTCGTGCTTCCGCTTCCGGCCGCAGCCGAGCAGCGGAGCCACGTGCGCCAGCTTGCCCGACGTGAGCCCCATGCGCCCCGTCGTGTTGCGCACGTCGATCGACTGGAGCGGCTGGAGAGGCGGCAGCCCCTCGACGATGAACTCACCGATCAGCTTCGGCAGATCGAACTTGTTGCCGTTGAAGGTGATGACCGCCTCGCTCTCGGACAGGTCCTTGTGGACTGCCTTGAGCATCTTCATGCGGGACTTCTGGTTGCCGACCGGCCACATGTCGTCGTACCGCACCGACTTCTCGCCGAGCCACTTGCGGCCCACCGAGATAATACGGGACGGCTCGATCAGCTGCTCCAGCCCGACGTTCACGCCGTACATCCCCCACACGTAGGCTTTGGCAGGGGCGGTCTCAATGTCGAGGACTAGGATCTTACTCATTTGGTTTCCTTTGACGGCCACCGGGCTGCCGGGGCTGGCAGACACCAGCCGTTGTTTTCAGCCTGCTTCTGCACGTACGACGCGAGACGCCACAGGGCGTGCCACGACGACGGCAGACCAGACTCAGGGTCGAGGCCATCAAGCTCGGCAAGGTGCCGTGCCACGGACTCAGCTTCGTCTCCACTCACGTCCCGGTTGTGCGTCAACGGGGTGCCGGGTGGGTTGTGCTTATCGTTCCCGAACTTCGACACCATCGCCACGCCGCACAGGGCGGCGGGGAAGTAGTCGATGCAACCAGACTTCAGCGGGATGTTTTTGCGGTTCTTCGGGTTCCCGGGCATGCAACTGGTAGGTTCGGCCACACCGCCGAAAGGATCTCGTTTTTGTTCGCCCATTCTGTGTACCTCGTTTTACTTTTCTTGCTCAGGGTATTGTCCCTCTGAAACCACAAGATGACCTTCGTCTCTGGATACTGCTCCTTCATAGCAAGTGCGACCTTGCGGTCCCGGCCGGTGAACTTCCCCTTGCTTTCCACAAATACACCGCCACCTAAACGGAAGTCCGGCGTGTACCGGCTCGCTCGCATAACAGCACTGGAACCACACTCGCTGCATTTGTGTGCCCTCGTTGGCAGGTTGATCTTGAAGGTCTCTACTTCGTACTCGAACTCGATTCCGTACTCTCGGAACTTGGCAGCAACTTCCCCCTCGTACGCGCTACGGAATCCCTGTTCTTTAGCCGCCGCTCGGCGACTGCGAGGTCCTCGCGCTGGTCTGCGCTTACGTGAGTCAGATACAGGCATTCGAGTGCCTCCTTGGATGCGGCAGGGATCTGCCCGTTGGTGTACAAAGCCTCGACGGCCGCGTCTACGTGAGCACTCAGGGTCTTGATGTTGAGCATCAGGATCGCCAAGTCGTCAGGGATCTCCACGTTCCGAGTGTTGAAGTCCGTCCCACTGCCTAGCACGTAGGCCCGGGCACGCCCCTGCGGGGTGTCCCAAGTAATGTTGATCTTCATTAGGCTGCCTTCTCCAACATGGTCTGCGTGATGCGCAGTAGGATGGTACCGCCCGGCACCGGGATCAGGTCCGGGTACGTCAGGAATACCCGACCGCACGTCACCCCGACGAACGCTTCGAGGCGGGCACCGCGGGAGCGGGTCCAGCCCGGGAGCAACACGAGGCCGTCCACTTCGTCAGCGACCAGCTTCACGTCGCGGGCAAGGAACTCACCCCACGTCTCCTTGATCTTGCCGTCGGGACCAGCGTCCCGGCCGTAGCTGTCAGCGGAGCCATCGGGCGAGGCCATAGCGGCTTCGCGGGTATCGGTCTTGTCCAACTCGGCGGGGCTGATGATGTCGAAGCCCTTAGCGCGGAGCGCCTTGGCTGCCTCATCGAACGCCGGGAAGTTGAACTGAGGGATGCCAGTCATCGGACCGGCGAGGTAGAATCGTTTACTCATATACGTCACCATTCTCCTTGATCTTCTTGTCTTCGTAAGCCGCAACCGCGCGGCGGTAGAACTCCAGCTTGGCGCACTCCAGCACGCCTACGAGGGCGTTGTAGTCAGAGTACGACGGCTTCGGCGGCAGGTAGTCCAGACACAGCATCGTGATCTGGTAGTTCAGCTCCCCCACCGCTTGCGCTCTCCGTAGCGGGTCCTGCAACAGGCTCCGGTCCAGTCTTGTGATATAGGGCATCAATCTTCTCCTGTAAGGTTGGCGGTATCTGCCACCACTCGTCGGGGTAACGGCGTATCCACAGCAGCCGCCCGTTCTCCAAGAGCCGCGCAGCGGCGGAGGTACCGAACGCATCGTGGTAGTAGGCCCACACCATCAACTCTAGCTCCGTCTCCGTCGGGGCAGCAGCTAGGATCTTGTCGGCCGTGACCGGCCCGATCCCACGCACTCCCTTGATGTTGTCGGTCGCATCCCCTGTCAGCATCTGCTTCCAGAAGAACCGCCGAGCCTCCGTCGGGTGTACCTCGTACATGTTGTAGCGGCCCTCCGCATCCGTCTGCCCAAAGTTCAGGTGCCAGCCCGGGATCATGTTGAGGTCCTTGTCGATCGTCGCCAGCACTGACGAGTCCGTGTCCATTCGGTACAGGGCGTAGTGCCGATAGGCCATCACATCGTCCGCCTCCTCGTTCTCGGAGGTCAGGGTGTTGTAGCATCGACGCAACATCGCCTTGATCGCCGCAGCGTGGACCGGCTTCTTCGTCGGGTCTCGGTTCTCCTTGTATCCCGCCGTCACGGCTATGCCGTTCCGGAAGTTGGATGGGCCGCTCAGGCACACCGTCAGGTTGGTCTCGTCCGTCCCGGCTTGCTTACAGATGTTCCGGATCATGGACCGAGCGTTGAAGATCGCGTTATCCTCGTGCTCCGTCTCGACCTCCACATCCCACTTAACTGACGTGGGGTCCAGCCCTACCTCGTCTAGGAACTCCAGCGCAGCCTTCTTACTGTCGAAGCGCCGCGAGACTGTCGTCCCCTCGAAGGTGTAGGAGATACGGCGGAACGTGTGCTCCGCCGCATACCCGGCACGATAGACGAGGACATCGCCATCGAGCCATACGTGCTTCATAGCAGCACCTCCGTGCTGGTCACATCAGAACCTCGGACGCCTTGACTCCGGTGTCCTGCTTCTCGAACCACGTCCACGGCTGTTTCACCAGAGCATCATGCAGCTGGGCTGCGTTGAAGATGGCATCGGGCAGGACAGTCGTCTTGAACTCGATCACATCCGTCTTGCGGTTCTTGACGTGGTACTCGCCCTCGGCCAACACCACCACGTAGTTATCGTTTGCGTACAGCGTCATTACTCAACCTCCTCCGCAAAGGACTCCGCCTCTGCTTTCTTCTTCACCGCCTTACGGGCCTCGGGGACTTCCTTACCTGTGCGCTGCGCCACAAAGCGAGCAGTAACTTCGTCGATGGATTCAAGAATGATTCCAAGACGAGCACCCTTTGCCGCATTACCGAAGGGAATAGCTTCGTGCTGGAGGGCCAGACCAACGACGGTAATGGCGTCACGCTGCGCCGCAGAGAGCGTGATTCGTGGCTCGACCACTTCCCTCTGGTAGGCCGTACGTTCGACATCTGTCTGCTCCTTGTTCGCCCAATACGCATCCTTCTCAGCCGTCTTCGCGGCATAGCCGCCAGAGGAGCGTCGCGCTCCATAGCCGGAGCTTGCCTGTGTGGCGGGGGATGACGAGGACACGGTAGGGGAGGGGGCCGCTTTGACCTCGTTCTCCTTCTTGACCAGCGTGTTCAGGTCAACGTGCCGGTTGCGTCCCTGCTGGTTGAACTCGAACTCGATGTAGTCCCCACGTCCGCACGGCGGAGCAATGCTGCCCGTCCGGTAGTACTCGCGGTCACCCTCAAGGATGATCGAGTACAGAGTCACGTTGTCCCACGCCTTCGTGGTGACTTCCTTAACGATTCCACTTGCTTGCGTCATGCAGCCTCCTGATATTTCTGTTCTTTTCCTTCGCCCCAATACTCGTCCAGCTTGACGCCGCACCCGAGTACACAGAGAAGGTCAATGCCGTACAGCGCCCGGATGAGATACCGTCCGCCCGTAGTCAGGGCCTCGTTCATGATCTCAGTCCATAGCTCCTCAGCGCCCGGAGCAACCTCGCCTACGATGGAGTCGTGGATGGTATTCACCAGCACGATCCGGTCAGCGCACGTCCGCTTGATCCGGTGCCATGCCCACACTACCGCCAGCGGGATGAACTCGGCCGTCGCAAATGCTTGGACCGGGTAGTTGCAGATGCTGGGCGTGTTGGTCACGTAGCCGCTCTGCGTCATCCGTGTGTCGGGGAAGTAGTACACCAATCCCCACTCCGTATCTAATCGCTTCGTGTTCAGTGTCGCATCTATCCACCTTTGCTGCGTTGCAGCGACTCCGGGGTACTTCAGCTTGAAAGCTGCGTAGTAAGCTTGTTCCGCAGGAGTACCAGACGATCCTCCATAGAGCGGCTTAAACGTGTGAGGCTTTGCGCCCTGCCGATCAGTAGCTTGACCAGCAGCAGTGAGAGTGTCAGCCGTAAATTGGTGAACATCAGCATTCTCCTTCGCGTCTTGTAGAACTCGCTCGTCCTTACACAGGTGCCCGGCAAACCGGAACTCCAGCTGTGCCCCGTCCCCCTCTCCGATCTTCCAGCCTACGCGGCGGGCCTTGAACAGCCGCTTGATCTTCCGCTCCAGATTCTGTAGCTGGGTCTTGTATCGCTTGCCGGTACTGGACAGTCGGTGCGTCTGCGTGTTGGTCTGGTTCAGCTGGCCCTGCAAGAATCCCTCGTTCTCCTCGCAGCACTGCTTGAACTTCTCCATGTACTTCGTCAGCTTGTTGACCAGCGCCTTGAACCGGATGTACTTCTCAAGGAACTCACGCTGCGCCGGGGTCTCTGCCTTGAGAGCAAGGATCGTATCCTTGTCGGTCAGGGGGCGCCCGCTCGGGGTACGTTGGGGTTCCCAGCGCCCACCACGGCGATGCATTAATTCAGAGAAACGGAGCGTCTCGTACAGATAGGGTCCCAGCTGTTTCCCGCTGGTGAGCAGTACCCCGCCCGTGATCAGGTTCAACTCCCGCTCGGCCCGGTCATGCTCCAGCTTTACCTCGTCG